AACTTGTACAACTGTTGCAAACAATGGATAAGAACTCACCAATGTACCTTCAATTGCTTGAAGCAGTCATTGACCACATGAACTTAAGTAACCGTGAAGAACTTATTCAATCGTTGCGGAAATCTGCTGAGCCTAATCCACAAGCTCAACAAGCACAACAACAACAAGCTCAAGCTCAACTTGCACAGATTCAATCTCAAGTCAATGCCTTTAATGCTCAAGCGGCTGAAAGTCAAGCACGAGCTCAAAAGATTATGGCAGAGATCCCGATTGAACAGTTTGATGCTGAAACCGATCGGATCAAGGCTATCGCCACAAACATTAAAGCTGGAGACGCAGACGATAAAGAGTTTGAAAAACGAGCTAAGATTGCTGATCTCTACTTAAAAGAACAAGCACTTAACCAACAAGCATCACAACCAGAAGGAGTGACAAATGCTGACCAATATGGAATGGGACAAGGTAGCCCAGTTAATCGACCAGAGAGCCAACCAACTGGAGGAGAAGCTTCTCAAGATATTAGAGCAAGAGCGGCCCAAGCCCTCCAGAACGCCCAAGCAAACAATCAATAAGAAGTCAACAGAAAACGCTTGACATTTAGAAAATATTATGATATACTTATAAGTATACTATAACACAAAAGAACCTAAGGGGTAATTCTTTTGGATAAAGACATAGAACAACAATATGAACATTTCTTTAACACGTTTGTAACTGAAGGTTGGAAACAGTTTGTTGAAGATTTGACTGACATCTATGATGGATACAGAATTGAAGACATCAAAGATGATATACATTTAGCCTCTGTACAGGGCGAACGAAGAATCTTAAACATGATTCTAAATTTTGAAGATAGTATTCGTACCAGTTATGATAATCTTCAGGACTCTGATGATGATTAAGCGTTTTGACTTCAAATGTACAAATTGTAATCACATTGAAGAACAGTGGGTATATAGCTCTGATGCTTTTGCTACTTGTCCTGAATGTGGTGACACCGCACAGCGGATAATCTCTCCGATCCGAACGAAATTCAAAGGCTGGGGTTGGCCCGATGCCGATGATAAGTGGGCACGAGATCATGAGAGAGCCGCTAAGAAATAATAACTTCCATAATGCTGTTAAGCACGGAGTAATGAATGGCAAAATTTATAGACGAGCGTCAAGAAGAAGTTGAATTGCAAGAGGGTGAAATCTCTGAAGGTTTCGATGAAACTGAAGAGGAAGAAACTCAAGAAGCACAACAGAAACCAACTGAGTCTGAAGATGACCTCCCTGAAAAATATCAGGGTAAAGACATTAAAGACATTGTTCGTATGCACCAAGAAGCCGAAAAGGCTATGGGGCGGCAGAGCTCAGAAGTTGGAGAGTTGCGTAAAATTGTAGACGACTTTGTTAAGACTCAACTCGCAAAAGAAGAACAAGCCCACACCAGCTATGACGAAGAGGACGAGATTGATTTCTACTCTGATCCTCAGAAAGCCGTAGAAAAAGCAATTGCTAACCATCCTAAAATTAAAGAAGCTGAAACAGTCACTCAGCAACTACGACAGCAGGAAGCCTTAGCAAAACTACAATCAGCCCATCCAGACTTCCAGACAATTGCTCAGGATCAAGGATTTGTTGATTGGGTGACAAAGTCAAAATATCGGATCGAAATGCTACGCAAAGCAGATCGTGAATATGACTTTGATGCCGCTGATGAACTGTTGACGTTGTGGAAAGAACGACAGAATGTTGTTTTAGACACGGCTAAAAACGAGAAGCAAGCTCGCAAAGATACAGTAAAGAAAGCGTCTACAGGTAACACAAGAGGTTCAGGAGAAGCACCTTCTCGTAAAATCTATCGTCGTGCTGATATCATTAAACTCATGCAAAAAGACCCAGACCGTTATATGGCGTTAGCTGAAGAAATACGCACAGCATATGCCGAAGGTCGGGTTAGATAATAGCCTTATAGGAGAATACTCATGGCAACTGCAACTTACCCGGGAGCAGGTGGCTTTACAGCAAAGACTGAAGCCGCTACCTTTATCCCAGAACTTTGGTCTGATGAAATCATCGCGGCCTACAAAAAGAACTTGGTTCTTGCGAACCTCGTCAACAAAATGCCTATGGTTGGTAAAAAGGGTGACACACTTCACATCCCTAAGCCTACTCGTGGCTCAGCAAATGCTAAATCAGCAGACACTGCTGTTACAATCATTGCAAACACTGAATCAGAAGTTCAGATTGCAGTCGATAAGCATTATGAATACTCACGTCTGATTGAAGACATCGTTGAAGTTCAGGCTCTGGACTCTCTCCGTCGTTTCTACACTGATGACGCAGGTTATGCTTTGTCACTACAGGTAGATGATGATCTGTACAACCTTGGCTTACGTTTTGGCGATGGTACAGCAACTGACCCAACTGACCCTGCAAACTGGGAACACTCAAATGCTTACTATGTGAACGGAGCATCAGGTATTGCTACCTACGCTGACGACACAATGGAAGACACTGACGTGTTTACTGACCTTGCTTTCCGTCAATTGATTAAGTTGATGGATGATGCAGACACACCAATGGACGGACGTTTCATCGTCATTCCTCCATCGGCTCGTCGTGACATCTTGGGCATCGACCGTTACAACTCTTCTGACTTTGTTACCACTGGTGGTGTAAACAACGGTCAGATCGGATCACTGTACGGTGTTGACGTATACGTTTCTTCTAACGTACCTGTCATTGAGACTGCGGTTCAGAACACTGCAACTACTTCTGTCAACGACACTCGTGGTGCTATTTTTGCACACCGTGACACTATGGTGTTGGCAGAGCAGATGGCTGTTCGTTCACAGACTCAATACAAGCAAGAATACCTTGCTAACCTCTACACAGCAGACACTCTGTACGGTGTACAGGTATTGCGTCCTGAAACTGGATTCTTGTTAGCACTTCCGGGCTAATAGTATCCTTCTGGTAGCCCCTCTACGGAGGGGTTTACCTTTTACATTGTTCCCCACCAATACAGGAATGGAAGATGGCTACCGACATCCTCATTAAACGCTCCACTACATCAGGAGCTATCCCGACTACAGGCGACTTGTCTACTGGCGAACTAGCCATCAACACTGCTGACAAGCGACTGTTCACAAACAACTCAGGAACAATCGTTGAGATTGGTACTGCCCCTACTTCTCTTGCTGTAACAAACAATGCCACTGTCGGTGGTACACTGGACATTACAGGCGACACCACTGTTGCTACTGGTACAGCTACCAACTGGACAGTTAGTGGTACTCTCACTGTTTCTACTCCTTCTAATGCAACTGATGCGGCCTCTAAAGGGTATGTAGACACTGCTGATGCATTGAAGGTGAATAAGGCAGGAGACACCATGAGTGGTGCTCTTGCAATGGGTACAAACAAGATTACAGGTCTTGGTACTCCAACAGCATCTACTGATGCCGCTACAAAGGGCTACGTTGATGCACAGGTCACTGCGGTGATTGATAGTGCTCCGGGTGCTTTGGATACACTCAATGAGCTTGCGGCGGCTATCAATGATGATGCCAACTTTGCTACCACTGTCACCAATGCACTAGCAGGTAAGCTAGCTCTTGCAGGTGGTACGATGACAGGTGACATCACGCTAGGAGCTAACAAGGCAACCTCTACTGCCACTCCTACCACTGATGACACATTAACACGTAAGGGCTACGTAGACACTCAGGATGCCACTAAGCTGAATCTCAGCGGTGGTACGATGACTGGGGATATTACATTAGGTGCTAACAAAGCAACTAGCACAGCAACACCTGCTACAGACGACACACTAACACGTAAGGGCTATGTAGACTCTATCCTAGGCTCTGCCACCGATGCGGCTACTTCAGCTACTGCGGCGGCCTCTAGTGCCACTGATGCGGCTAACAGTGCGTCTGCGGCGGCTACATCAGCAACTAATGCCGCTACCTCTGCAAGCAATGCAAGCACATCAGAGACTAATGCGGCTACGTCAGCATCAGCGGCGAGCAGTAGCGCAACAGCATCAGCGAACAGCGCAACATCAGCGGCTTCTAGTGCAACTGCGGCGGCTACATCGGCGGCACAGGCGGCGGCATCCTACGACAGCTTTGATGACCGTTATCTTGGCTCTAAAACTTCTGATCCTACACTAGACAACGATGGCAATGCTCTTGTCACAGGTGCTCTGTACTTCAACAGCACTGATGGTGAGATGCGTATCTATGATGGCTCTGTGTGGATTGCGGCATCTTCAGCGTCTGTTGAGACGATGGAGAAGTTTGCCTTCACAGCTACTAGCGGCCAGACAGTCTTTACAGGCACTGACGACAATGCTAAGACACTAGCACTCACTGTCGGTGCTGAGATTGTCACATTGAACGGTGTAGTCTTAGAAGAAACCACAGACTACACACGCACCTCTGACACCATTACACTCACCTCTGGAGCCACTACAGGCGATGAAGTGAATGTATTTGCCTTTGGTAATTTCACTGTAGCCGACACCGTATCAGCAAGCTCTGGCGGTACGTTTACTGGTGCTGTCACTTTTGATGGCGGTGCTAACTTCGGCGACAACGACAAAGCTATCTTTGGTACTGGGTCTGATTTACAGATTTATCATGATGGTAGTAATAGTTGGATTCGTGACGAAGGCACTGGTGCGCTATATATACGTGCATCTACTGAGCTAGCACTACAGTCGGCTACAGGTGATAATTACCTACAAGCAATATCGGATGGTACAACACGTTTATTCTATGACCATGGAACTAAACTAGCCACAACCGCCACAGGTATTGACGTAACAGGCACAGCAGTCACAGACGGCCTCACAGTCGCAGGTAATGTCAGCGTCGATGGCGGCACAATCAAACTGGATGGGAATTATCCGGTTGGTAACAATAATGTTGGGATGGGTGATACTGCACTTGATTCATTAACAACTGGAGCGCAAAACATCGCTTTAGGATCAGGTGCGGTAACAGCAGATACAACAGGAAACAACAATATTGGCGTAGGGCATTTTGCCTTAAATAGCGTTGTTTCTGGTAACGCTAACGTAGGTGTCGGCACAGATGCGCTACGGAATAACACAGCATCCAACAACACTGCTGTTGGTTATCTTGCACTTACTGCAAACACCACAGGTACACGCAACGTAGCAGTTGGCCGTAATGCAGGAGATGCAATTACAACAGGTAACGACAACGTTGCTGTTGGCGATAATGCTTTAACCTCAGCAGTGGGAGCATCTCAAAATACCGCAATAGGTAAATCAGCACTTGCAGTCAACACTGCGTCTAACAACACGGCTGTTGGTTATCTTGCATTAGGTGATAACACTTCAGGTGTGCAAAACGTAGCTGTCGGCTATGCGGCTCTTGATGCAAACACTACATCTGGTGAACACACAGCCGTTGGCTATCAAGCACTAACCTCTAATACAACTGGTGCAAGAAACACAGCGTTTGGTAATAACGCACTTAATTCTAATGTAACAGGAAACGATAATGTTGCAGTAGGCAGATACGCACTGCAAGCCAACACTGCATCTAATAATACAGCAGTAGGCCGATCAGCAATGATTGGAAACACCACAGGTGTTGATAATACAGCAGTAGGCCAATTATCAATGGAGGCCAATACTTCAGGTTCATACAACGTAGCTGTTGGGCGACTGACACTTCTTAACAACACCACAGGTTCTAACAATATTGGTATTGGCTATCGTGTGATGAACAACATGAATGGCGGAACCAAAAACACTGTTGTGGGCAACGATGCAGGATACAGTTTTACCACAGGTAGTTATAACGCTTGTATTGGTTCTGATGCGGGTGGTCAGATCACCACTGGCTCTAAAAACACCATCATTGGTGGCTACAACGGCAACCAAGGCGGCCTAGACATTCGCACATCAAGCAACAACATTGTGCTGTCGGATGGGGATGGGAATCGCAGGATTCATATAAATTCTGGTGGGGATATATTCCTTGGCGGCAATAATATAAATCCTCAAGATGCCAGTGGAGCAGGAACTGGAGCCGCTACATTTAGAGCGGGGGGCTTGCAACTTTCTGCCGCAGTAGATAACGACACTGTTGCGTATTTTAACAGAGTAAGAAATGACGGCACGATTATAGGATTCCGTCAAGACGGGACACAAGAAGGTTCAATTTCTGTCTCAGGCTCAACCGTATCATACAACGGTGGTCACTTAGCACGTTGGTCACGCCTAGCAGATGACAGCAAAGACACATCAATCGTCAAAGGTACAGTAATGACTAACCTTGATGCGATGGTTGAATGGGGCGATGAAGACAACGAACAGTTAAACAAGATGGCTGTCTCCTCTGTTGAAGGTGATGCCAATGTTGCGGGTGTCTTTGTCAACTGGGATGAAGATGACGATTGGAACGACATGAACATCGCAATGACTGGCGATATGGTGATTCGTATTGCTCAAGGCACAACGGTACAGCGTGGCGATCTGCTTATGTCAGCAGGAGACGGTACAGCCAAACCACAAGATGATGACATTGTGCGTTCTAAGACAATCGCAAAGGTCACATCAACTCACGTTTCACACACATACGATGACGGTAGCTATCTTGTACCGTGTGTCCTAATGGCTTGTTAAGGAGAAAACAATGGACGATCTAACACCAGAACAAATCGCACAACATTATAGTGCCGCCCTTGATTCGGTTGACCTGTTGAACGCAGGACAGCCAGAGGACATGAGTGCCGAAGACTGGGCAGACACTGTGTCACGCAACGTCGAGCATTTGCAGATTATGGTGGCTAAGGACTTCTGGACTGATGAAGACCTGACACCGTTCAATACAGCAATCACCACACACGGAAGCTAAACAATGAGCAAATCAAGACAGCTATCAGACGCAATCAATTCAGTAGACATCTCTGAGTCAGCACCGGCTGATGCTGTCACGCTTGACTCCAGTGGTAACTTGTTGGTGGGTAAGACTGCTATCGGACAAGGCACAGCAGGTTTTGAAGCTAGATCAAGTGGACAGACATTCTGCACGGATGACGGCAATACACCATTTTTAGTCAATCGTTTAACTAGTGATGGTGAGCTAATTCAACTTAATAAAGACGGTACAAATGTCGGGTCGATTGGTGTTGATGGTGGTGACAACCTATACCTAACAGGTGAATCGGGTAATACTGGTGGTATCTACATGAACGATGCCGCTGTTAGTCCTGCATACCAAGGCGTTGAAAGAGATAACTATTATAATTTAGGTAAATCAGGCGCACGTTGGAAAGACCTCTACCTATCTGGCGGTGTCTATCTAGGCGGTACAGGTGCGGCTAATTACTTGGATGATTATGAGGAAGGGACTTGGATCCCAACAATGATAGGCACAACATCTGGTGGCGGAACGGTTACTTCAGCACAGACTATATGTGCTAAATACACAAAGATAGGTAATGTTGTTCATCTTTCGGTAGGTTTATCCGCTTTTGACTTTCCAAATGCGACTACGTTTGTTGGTAGTTTACGACTAGGTGGACTACCTTTTGCGTCAACATCCAGAAATAATTATGAAACAAGAGCCGGAGATGTTTATTTTTTCCCCAGTGCGCAATGGGATACAGTTACCAATTTTACAGGTATTTCTGCAATTATGAACAATTCAAGCAGTACCATTGGTTTCGTATTAAAAAGAGTGGACGATGACAGACAAGACGGCTTAACAGACTCCAACACAAATTTCATAACTGGCCAAAATAAATATTTAAGATTTAGTATCACTTACATCACAGACGCATAACCTATCACCAGTGGACTCTGGTGACTGACAGTCCAAGCCAAAGGAGGAAACAATGGCATTAACCAAAGAAACTAAAGTAGACAAAATTGAAATCGTAGGTGACTACAAGCACGTTCAGGTGCGTACAGCTACGGTGGTATCAGAAGACGGTGTAGAGCTATCACGCTCATACCATC